TGGTTTATAATCCTTGCGACGGGCATACCGGCCGCTTTGCTGGCCAGCGCATCGGCAAATTTGTTTTCGCTGCGCGGGATCCATTTGAAATCCACCCGGCACCCAAGCCGTTTTACAAGCTCAAACACTCTGTCGGCCAGTTCGGCCATGGCGGGAGATTTTATAGCATAAACCCCGGTAAGCTGGTAGATAACCAGCTGCGAATCGGACATAACAAGTATGGACTGCGGCTCAAAAGCAGTGAGGTAGTCCAAAGCAGCGATGACTGCCAGATATTCAGCCTGGTTGTTTGTACCTGTGCCGGGCGAATAGGTGCAGGTAGCGGTGAGTTTTTGGCCGGGGTTTTGGTAGATTACATAGCCGATCCCCATGCGACCGGGGTTTCCTGCGCAGGCGCCGTCAGTATAAACTAGGAATTCATGCTCCACCTCTTTTGATCCTCCTTTAGTACGTTCCAGTTGAATTTTTCGAGATCTATTTCTTCCTCAAATACAACATAAGCCCTGATGTTATAGAAGAAAACATTTTCGTACTGCTTTAACTTTTTGTAAGTTTTTAGCAATTTTGTAGGGCTTGAAAATTTGAGTTCTCTGGTTTCTGTTTTAAAGAGATTTTCTTCTAGTGGCAGCCGCACGGTAAATCTTAAGACAAACATATTTTCCCTCCTTATGAGGGTTATCTCGACAACAAAAAGAGCGGAAAAATATTATCATGCATTTTTGGGGTGGGATAATACCCCGTTTTCGTATTTAATTATACCATAATTCTACTCCAAAATGCAATATAATATACCTTATCATGAGTTATTATTGTGCATTATTTTTACCAGGTTGCTTATAAACATGATCTTCTAAAATACTCTTAAAAGACTTTAATTGTTGGAATTGACGTAGAATGCTTTTACAAATATCTGTATTTCTTGCCATTATTTTATTATTGCTATAAAATAAAAAATAAGGGAAAACTTAATATATACTAATAATCTTGATAACGTTAGTTGCTTACCCATAAAGCCCATAAAGGAGGTGCAAAAATGGCTGAAAATCAAAACAAAAACGAAAATGAAAACATGAATGACAATATAAATGAAAAGGTAAATGAAAACGAAACATTCATACTGCTGATGATATTCGCGGTAATAATCATAATTTATTCAATCTTTGATCTCTTTAGATCGCCTGCTAATCCTTTAGTAAAGTTTATGCCTTTTTACATTTTATTGCTGTATAAGATGGGAATGATCCGGTTAAAAAAAAACAAAAAGAATAAAGGAGATTAATTACCCTCCTTTATTCTTTTTGCGTTTCTCTTTCTTTAATTTAGATATACCCATTTAGGTGGATTTTTTTGATGTACTGCTATTGTTTCAAATTTTACCGGAATAAGGTAGGTAGTACCTTCATGAGTTACTTTTTTAANAGTAAGTCTCATTCTAACCATATCAAAATAAGAGCTGTTTTGTAAAAAATCCTCATATTCTTCTATCTGTCTAATTGCAGTATCAATTGTGCTTATAAAGGAACTATAGTAGAATGCAAATACTGTAGTTAAAAGCATTGTGATTTGTCCCTTGGGCATTACTTTAACGGTATCAATTATGGGCGCACTCAATATCATCCCTCCATCTTTTTTGGCAGGGTAGGGATATTCCTACATTTCCTACTATGAGTATATCCAAAACTACAAAAAATATACAATTCCTCTTGAAAAAATTTCTTTAAGGGTCTATAATATACTTGCAAAATGTAAGTTAGGCCATATGGGCCAGGCTGGTGTAAAACTCCAAGCCAATGGAGTTTCCCGGTTGCGGGTTACCAGCAAGCGGTATCATGTTGAAAGGCAACAGGGGTACCGCAGACGCCGACCATCCCCAAAGCGGGAGGTCACAATTAAAAAGGTGGAATAAGGGATCCAAAAAGGAGCGTATGTGTTCATGCGCTCCTTTAATTTTTTGGCAAAAAGAAAGGGGGAAAGAATATGCAGTGCGCAAGATGCGGTCGGCAACTGACCGACCCAGTCTCAATTGATAGGGGTCTAGGTCCCGTTTGCTATGCAAAATCGGGCGGAGGAATCTTTGACAGAGACCTGCAGGCAGACGAAAAGGAATGGAAAAGGAGGGAAGAAGTTCTCAAAAACGGAGGGGAGATAGACCTGGGAGTAAACTGGGATTACCCCGATCCTGGCAACTTTATCCGGGGCTGCTTCATGAGAATCAGCNTACGATTCAGAGACGGTGCTTTTGAAGCTTACGGTCATGTATATAAACCAGGACGGGGAACTGAAGAAGTAATCTTCGCCAGGGATACAGACATTAAAGCNGTNTACCGCGCTGCAGTCATTGCTGGTCCAATCTCAAATGCCCGTGCTTATCGGGCCAGACAAAGAGCGAAGAAAGCGGTCTAAAAAAAGAAAGAAAGAAAGGAGGAATGATGTATATGGATTACATCCTCAAAAAAGCTCAAGAAGAAAAAAGAGCTGCCGAAGAACGTCTGAAGGCGGCATACGAAAGCATTCCGGCGGAATACCACAAGTTCATTATCATGCTAGACAAAAACATGAAGTTGGGAAAAATAGAGGATCCGAACTACAAAATGTCGCCAGAACTTCGGGAGTTAGGAGTCTGGCNNGGCAAAGACGGAAGTTTATACCTGCCTGTATCCCTGCCGTACATGACAGTAGACGGCAGGATACAGTGGGCAAGGGACGAGCACCGGAAGGCCGGTAAAGCCCTGCATATCCGCACAGAAGTATGCAACGGATATGTAAGGGCAGAAGTGGTGTCGGAGCTTTACGGCTCTGCTACTGCTACAGCAAAGATCGGCGATGGGGATGGAGTGGACCGCACCAACCCCATCGAGAACGCCGAAACATCGGCGGTGGGCAGGGCGCTGGGCTTTCTGGGATATGGCCTTATCGGCACGGGTATTGCAAGCGCCGATGAGGTTATAGCTGCGCAAAAAGAAACAGCACAGGTTAAAGCAGTCACCAAAGAAAGTCTACAGCCTTCTTCCAATCTCAAAGAAGAAGCAGAATGGGTGAAAGGAAAAATAATCGATGTACAAGCTGCCCATACCCAGAAGGGCACGGTGTTCGGCCTGAAACTTGATTCCGGCGAAACAGTTGTTCTTCCTGAGAACCATCCGTTTATGAGCATTATAGACACTTATAAAGAGCATGTGCTGGAATTCCGGTGTCAGAAAAGTCCTAAAGGAAGTAAGTATGTGATGCTCGGATTCGGTAGTGTAAAGGCCAACGGACAAGTTGTGGCCTAAAATCAAAACCTAAAATTACAAAGGAGAAAACTTTTCAAAAGGGGCAGTTTTTCTGCCATAAAAGCAGAAAGGCTGCCCCTTTTTGTTTTTCAAAAAAGAAGGGGGAGAGGNGTTATGTATATTTACCGTTGCGACAACTGCGGATACATTGCTCCAGAAAGCGAATTCGAGTACGGTTCCGGCAGGGAATTCGGCAGGCATCCGGAGCACAGGTACTGTCCACAATGTTCAAAAAGCATAGACTGGTTCGGATATACAGTACCCTGCTTTTCTTGTCCTGTCTATAAAATATCAAGCAGAAAAAACATTTACATCAACTGTGCTGCTGTCTGTCCCGTGCTAAAAACGCAAAACATAGCTGTTTTGCAAAAGTACGGGCAAGCAGTGCAGCAACAAAAAATTGTGTAAGGGGGAATATGTATGGAGGTCAAAGAAAAAATCATAAGGCGAATACCTTTTCCGGATGTCCGGTTCGAGAGACCAAGCGAGCTGGGGAAAGATATTTCAGCATTCTACAATGCACTCCGCCAGCATCCGGATGAAGAAATAGACGTGCGAGATGTTGTCATAAACAGGGCCAGGGCAGAGGAAATACTGCTGCGGCTCACACGGCACCAGGAAGTCAAGACGCTGGATGACCGGTTCAGCATCCACTTCTTTTGGCTGAATTACGGGCCGTCCAGTAAACCGGATGTGCCATATAACGAAGTATGGATAAGGGGGTATGTTCAATGAGTGAAATTCTAGGTTTTGACGGTTCCCTTGCCACGATATTTGAGCCAGAGGAAATGCCGGTCGCCGAGGTGGAGGAACTCCAGGAAGAAGGGCAAGAGGAACAGCAGGGATGGCGAATAGAGAATGATTTGATGGCAGACTGGGCAGTGGAGAAAATCAAATTTAACCGCGCAGAACTGGAGCGAAAAAAGCGGCTAGCAGAAGAAAAAATGAGGCAAATACAGATATGGCTTAAATCGGAACAGGAAAAAGCAGAAAGGAATATAAACTTTTTTAAACAAAAGCTGCGCGATTACTTCATGTCCCTTGACCCATCGTTGTTGAAAAAGACAAAAACGCAGATCAAATATGAGCTTATGTCAGGGACGTTAAAGATGAAGATACAGAACCCTGAAATAGAACGCAATAAAGAAGCTCTGCTGTCCTGGCTAGAACAAAACGGATTAACGGAATATATCAAAACCATAAAAGAACCGGATTGGGCAAAGCTAAAGGACAATGTGGAAATAACGGGCGATAAAGCAATTTACAAAGAGACCGGAGAAATTATCCCCGGTGTCAAGGTAACTCCGCGTCCCGACAAATTCATTGTAGAGTAGAGCAAAAGGCGGTGCAAATATGGCAATCACTTGACAGCTTTGTGAGAGACGAACTAGAAGAAGGAGAAAAATACTATATCGGTGGAACGCTAGAATACCGTATCTGAATACCACCGACATAACAAAAGGCAGTGCAAAAACAGACTTTGCACTGCCTTTTAGTTTAAAAACTAAAAAAGTAAAGGGGAGATTCAAAATAAAGATTATAGAGATTACAAAATCCCAGGCCAATAGACTTTTGGAAAGTGGCGAGAAAACCGGGAAATACGAGCCAAGAGGATTATTCATTAGGAGAGAAGGAGATCTTTGGATAGGATATGACAACAGAGACGGTGACTGTTTTGTTGAAGAATCCAGGGATCGGGGTCTATTGGAGAAATGGCTAAAAGGCGAAATTGACACCGACCAATTATATGAAGGGAGGAAACTATACAATGGCAAGACTGACAAAAAAGGATTATGAAGAATGGTTAAATGAACTGGGAATACCAGACCATGATTTAAAGTCGATGGGCGGACGTATACCAGACGATGCAAACTATGGCACATGGTTACGGAGAAACGACCCAACAGCTTTTGAAGTGGGCTATAGCGAGTGGAAAACAGATAACGAATTTAAAAGGCTTCAAAGGCGGAAACATGCAAAGTAGCAAAAGTCATAAAAGCCACAAAAGAAAACAACAAAAATTAGAAAGGGGATGCAATATGGATAAATTTTTTCCGGGAGAACCCGTTGTCGTAATCTCTCCCGATTTCGACAAGGGAACAAGAGGAAAGAAAATAAAAATCATAAGGCGGAACGGTATTGTATATAATACATTTCCTCACCATGTTACGGTTGACTTTGGCAACTATAAGGAATCCTTCACAAAGAAGGATTTGGCGTTCGGTATTGCACAAATTATTCCTGTAATGCCGGTAAAAACAATCCCAAATGGGAAGGAGGAACTGCTGTATGTCTCTATCTAATGTACTGTATAGCAAAAAAGGAAAGAGAGAAACCCTATACATTGTCCTTGATGACAACCCGCAAAACCCTCGCCAGGANGACAACCTGGGAATAATGGTATGCAGGCACCGGAAATATCTATTAGGCGATGAGATGGCAAAATACGCGGAATGGTACGACAGCTGGCAGGAGTGGTTTGAGGGTGAAATTATCAAACCGCTTGGCGGATGGGAAAACATAGTCGCCTACTTTCCATTGTTCCTGCTGGATCACAGCGGTCTGGCGATAAACACAACGGGCTTCAGGGCTTACGACCCATACGGCTTCGACTGGGGGCAGGTGGGATTTATATACACCACGCGGGAAAAGGTTTGCCGGCAATTTAATATAAAAAGGGTTACCGCAAAGACAAAAAGAAAGGTCGAACAAATACTGCTAGCCGAAGTAAAGGAATATGACAAATATTTGAGAAATGAATACTTCGGCTTTGTAATAAAGGATAATCGAGGTAAAATAATTAGCTCTGAATACGGCTTTACTGCCATAGAAGATATGTTAGATTATCTGTCAGGCGAATCAAAAAAGATGTTGCAAGAGCATATAAACAAAAAAACCGCTTAAAAAGTGGGAAAAGAAGGGAGAAGCAATTTCTCCCTTCTTTTTATTTTTGCCTTAAAATAGGTATAATGATAACTGTACACGATTTTAAGGAGGCAGCAAAATGAAAACCCGTGAATCGGTTGTAGTCAACTACCCCACCCTATAGAGGGTGGAGCTTGTAAAAGCTCAAGTTGACTACCCTAAGTCCTTCGAGGACTACGTTATATAGGTCATAACACCTACGGGCGTTTCTCCTAACTCGTAGCTCTGTTGCTTAACTTTAAACAATCCTGTGAGGTAGGGATAGTGAGTTAAGTGTAAAAAGCCTATATAACATTGGGGAAGGAGACATTACTCCAAAAGGAGGTATACTTTATGTTAGTATACGTTTTAAATAAGCATGGTAAACCTTTAATGCCTTGTAAACCATCAAAAGCCAGAAAACTTTTAAAGCAAGGCAAAGCAAAAATAACACAAAGAGAACCATTCACAATTCAACTTATTTATGGTAGTAGTGGATACAAACAACCTATTACATTAGGTATAGATGCAGGAAGTAAATTTATTGGAGTATCTGCTACAACAGAAAAGCAAGAGCTATTTTCAGCAGAAGTAGAATTAAGAAACGATATAGTGCAATTATTATCAGAACGTAGGCAGTATCGTAGAAGTAGGAGATATAGAAAAACAAGATATAGAAAGCCACGATTTTCAAATAGAGTACGAAGTAAAAATAAAGGTTGGTTAGCACCTTCTATTGAAAACAAAATACAAACACATTTAAAAATAGTAGAAAAAGTTCATAAGATATTGCCTATAACTAAAATAATTACAGAAGTAGCTTCCTTTGATATACAAAAGATTAAAAATCCTAACATAGAAGGCGTAGAATATCAACAAGGTGAACAGTTAGGATTTTGGAATGTAAGAGAATATGTTCTTTGGAGAGATAATCATACTTGTCAAATTTGTAAAGGTAAGAGCAAAGACAAAAGGTTAAATGTTCATCATATAGAAAGTAGGCAAACAGGTGGAAATGCACCTAACAACCTCATAACTTTGTGTGAGACCTGTCATAACAAATATCACAAAGGAGAACTGAATGTTAAATTAAAAAGAGGGCAAAGTTTTAGAGATACTGCATTTATGGGTATTATGAGATGGACGTTCTATAACAGATTAAAAAATATCTATCCAAATGTAGAATTAACTTATGGATATATAACAAAAAATACTAGAATCACTCATAAGTTACCCAAATCACATAGAATAGATGCTCTATGTATTAGCGGTAATCCAACAGCAAAACAATTAGATTATTGGTATTATATCAAACAAGTAAGAAAGCATAATAGGCAGATACACAAAGCTAAAATATTAAAAGGAGGCATAAGAAAATTAAATCAAGCTCATTATTTAGTAAAAGGTTTTAGGTTATTTGACAAAGTAAAATACAAAGGACAAGAATGTTTCATATTTGCTAGAAGAAGCAGTGGTTATTTTGATTTAAGAAAACTTGATGGAACTGTGATTCACAGGTCAGCAAGTTACAAAGATTTAAAATTATTGAACAAAAGAAAAACATTATTATGGGAAAGGAAGAAAGGCGTTTCATCCCCAACTTAAAAAAAGTTGTGGATTCCATGCCTTAATTTTAATGAAGGGAATGTGCTTATGCAATATGAGAAAGTATTTGTAGATAGTAATGTACTTCTCTCTCCTAATTTTGATTTTAGTAAATACAAAAAAGTTTATACAGCAATAACCTGCATTGAAGAACTTGACGGATTAAAACATGATGAAAAAGTTGGGTATCAAGCAAGGCAAGCGATAAAAAACATTATTAATGCTGATAATGTGGAAGTCAAAATTAATTGTTCGTATAGTGGTACAAATAAATTTTTAGAGCATAAAAACGATAATATAATACTTGCTTTTGCTTATGAAACATATACTTTAGATAATGAGTGTATATTTTTAACGGATGATTATAATTTATTTTTGAAAGCCAAAGCATTAAATTTACCATGTAGTTTATTTGAAAATAAAGACAAAGAAGATGATTATACAGGTTGGAAAATAATAGAGATGGATGAAATAGAATTAGCAAATTTTTATGAAAACGAAGTAAAAGTAAATAAATGGGATTTACATATAAACGAATACTTGCTTATAAAGAGCAAAGAAGAAAACAGAATAGTTGATTCTTGGGTATGGACAGATAAAGGATTTAGGCATATTGCTACCAAAAGGGTTAATTCAAATTTACTTGGTAAATTAAGTTTAAAAGACGAATATCAGGTTTGTGCTATTGATAGTATGTTTCACAATAAAATGACAATGGTTAAAGGCAAGGCTGGTAGTGGCAAAAGCCTGCTGTCGTTATCGTATGCTATTTCTATGATTGAAAAAGGTACATATGACAAGTTGATTATATTTGCTAATCCAACGCCTGCTAGAAATAGTTCTAAACTGGGATTCTATCCAGGCACACGTTTGGAGAAAATTTTAGAAACGTCTACGGGTAATATGCTAATTAGTAAAATTGGAGATAGAATTCAGTTGGAACAATTGATTAATCAAAATAAAATTAATATATTGCCATTTTGTGATATACGTGGATACGACACTACTAATATGAAAGCAATTGTTTACATACCTGAAGCACAAAATCTTGATATTGAATTAATGAAAATTGCAATTCAAAGAATTGGAGATGACTGTCAATTAATTATTGATGGAGACTATAATGCACAAGTAGATTTACAAGCATTTGAAGGGAATAACAATGGAATGAGACGTGTTTCTGAAGTATTTAGAGGACAAAGTTTTTATGGTGAAGTTGAGTTGCCTATTGTATATAGGTCAAAAATGGCTGAATGGGCAGAAAATTTATAAAAGGAGATTTGATAGAAATGATTAAAAATTGTTTGTGTGATAATTGTAAACATGCAAATGTATGTAAGAAAATGCATGTGTTGCAGAAATTCGATGATGAAAACAAGAAATTCATTGGTATTAATATAACAATGGATTCCTGTGAAGATTATGAAAAAAATAATTAATATAAATTTTTCATTTTGTTAACATGGAATGTACTTTTGTTGGGCAACTGGCAAAAGATATTGTTGGATTATATAATTTCGGCAATATAAAGTCACAACAATGTTCTTATAAGAACCGCCGATAAGGCATCATTAATACAATATTATATTTTTTGCGTAAGTGACCAGTATCGCATGAGGTTTGTGGATTGTTAATTATTAATATAATATTTATATTTATTTTTCAAGGAGGAATGTTTTATGTTTATCTTTGATTTTGATAAGGAGTTTTATAATTTCACAAGACCAATTAGAGATATGCAACCTTATGAGATTGTAAGACAAGAAAATAAGGCGATTATAGTCCATAATGCACTTGGAATATCTAAAGATGATATTTCTGTAACTGTAGAAAAAGTTCGTAATGTAGATTACTTAATAATATCTGGTGACACTAAAAATGAAATAACTAACAAGACATATTCGGTTAACTCAAGATTTAGTATTAATGCAGATGAAATTAAAGGAATTGAATGGTATGTAAAAGATGGTCTTGTGATAGTAGAAATCGAGTTTAAAAAACCTGAAAAACCAAAAATAGAAATAAAATATAAAAATTAAAATAAATAAGTACTATGAGTAGGGGTATTTCTCTCCCCTACTCTTTTGTTTTGTATAAAAAAGAGTTAGGGGAGGTAGAATTTTTGAACAAAGAATTATTGAATATATGCTATAAAAAGCACAATAAAGAAATTGATTTAACTTGGGAACAACTTGCACAACAATATGGATTTTCTTCAGGTGAATGTTTACGCAGTTGGTTTAAAAGAATACGTAGAGAAAATGGAGAAATAGGATATAAAAATAAAACAAGAATATTACATATTTCAGATAATCATTACCCATTTAATTTACCAAAAGATGTTTTTAAAGATTATGTTGGTAAGGTTGATGTACTTGTGTTTGGTGGAGATGAACAAGATTGTCAATCAGTTAGTAGATTTAAGAAAAAATATAGAGTACCATTTGTAGATGAAATGATAGGTACTCGGCAAATGATTATAGATATTATTGAGTACATTAAGCCAAAACAAGTTAAATTGATAGCAGGAAATCATAATTATAGACTTATTAATTATTTTAGTGAAAAAGTACACGAAGATTTATTAACTCTGATGCCCGAAACTAATCTTGATTTTATTATAGATTTAGGTTTCTGGAAACATGACCATCAAACAAAAAGTAAAACTTTTTATGAACCGTTAACCAAAGTGTTTGATGGAAAAATTGATATTGAATATATGAAAAATTGGTGGTGCAAGGTAGGCTATACTATTTTTGCACACCCTAAAGCTTTTCGTAGTGGTATACTTGCCACTACAGAAAAAGCATATACATATTTCCTTCAATTAGGAGANAAATTTGATACNCTTTGTTTAAGCCATACACATCATCAAGGTTTTAGTAGATATGGTAATGTATATATGTATGAAAGTGGTTGTTTGTGTGAAGAGCCATCTTATGCTTCTGAAGGTACTATGATAAGACCTCAAGATAAAGGCTTTGTCTATTTAGTGCAGGACGAGCAAGGAAATCTTATATATAATGAGTCAAAATTAATTTGTTTGTAAAAATTTATAGAAAGGCTAACAGTGTGGTATATATGATAAATACAATTTTAGGAATATTTATAGGCATTTTTCTTGGTATAATTATAGAAAAATATTTATTTTCATATTTTGATATTGTGTTTGAGATTTATACATATAAACAGTCAGAAAAAGCTACAAAGCATCAAATTAATGCACAGCGTATTGCTTACGATTTCTACAGAGAATATCCAGAAGCATTAGGAGAAACAGAGTGTCAGGATGAACAGCAAACCCATGCTATTGGATTTCAATACGAACCTGAATGTGAAGAATATGAAGAAGAATATGATTGAAAGAAGGGATAAATGTGGCAAACACAAAAAACAAGAAAGCAAACACATTAGAACCTTTTTGTGTTTGCTGCGGGTCAACAAAAAGTTCAGATTTTTATGTTAGTAACAATAGATTATATACAGCCATAGGAAGATTGCCTATATGTAAAGAATGTATTAATAAATTATTTAATGAATATTTTGCTATATATGGTGAAAACAAAAAAGCAATGTATTTTTTATGTAGAAGATTAGATGTGCCGTTTTCTATAGCTGCGTTTAATGGTGCTACTAATCATTCTATAAAAACTGGTTGGAAAATATGGCAATCATATTTTAAAGAAATAAATTCTTTAGGTGGTACAAATAATTATGGAGATTGTTTTGACCAAAGTGATGATTTTTTAGATGATAATATAAAATTAGATAATAATATAAATGTTTCTGACAAAGAATCTAATTCGTATTTGATACGCAAATGGGGTAATTTACCACCACAAGATTTGCAATATCTGGAAGAACAATATAATGATTGGTGTAATAGATATGATGTTTCTACAAAGTCTATGGAAATATTAGTACAAGAAATATGCTATCAACAGCTAAATATAAAAAAGAAAAGAGCAAGTGGAGATGGTGTAAGTAAAGAATTAAAAGACTTACAAGATTTAATGAATTCTGCTGCTTTAAAGCCAATCCAAGAAAGTGCTGCTATGGCTGCTGATGTAAACACATTAGGTACTTGGATTAAGAAGTTTGAAAATGAAAAGCCAATTCCAGAGCCAGATCCAGAATTTCAAGATGTTGATAGTATTAAAAAATATATTAGAGTTTGGTTTTTAGGACATTTCTGTCGTATGCAAGGTATTAATAATGAATATGCAAGAGAATACGAAGAAGAGTTAAGAAAATATTCTGTTGAGATAACAGAAGAAGATTTGCAAAAAAATAATATAAATGATGATGTAGATAATAATGTAGAATCAGATAACATAGAAGTTGGTGGTCAGGATGGCATGGTACAGTAATTATGAACATCCTGATAAAAAAAACAGTATAAAAGACAATGTATTTGAACAAAGACGAAGTTTTAATAGACAAACAGATGCGATGATGAAGCAAGAACGATTTATGAATGGTCTTGCTGTATGGGTTGGGTATTGGAGAGAAAATCCGCATAGGTTCGTTTCCGAATATTTACAAATTACTCCATTTTCGTTATTTCAAAAAATATTAATATATTTAATGTTTCATGTAGATTATTTTCTTTGGTGGGCATCGAGGGGAATTGGTAAATCGCATCTTGTTGCCCTTTATTGTATAGTAAGATGTATTTTATACCCTGGCACAAAAATATGTATAGCAGCAGGTACAAAATCACAAAGTTTAAACGTAATAAGTGAGAAAATAAAAGGATTTTACGACAATTGTCCAAACTTACAAAGAGAAATATGCGAATTAAAAACAGGTATGAATGACCCTATTGTTAGGTTTCATAATGGTAGTTGGATAAAAGTCGTTGCAGCTAATGACAATGCTCGTAGTGCAAGAGCAAATGTTTTAGTTGTTGATGAATTTAGAATGGTTGACATAGACGTAATAAAAAAGGTTTTAAGGAAGTTCTTGACTTCTCGTAGACAACCAGGCTATTTAAAACATAAAGAATACGAGGGAATACAAGAGCCTAATACTGAAATATATTTATCTTCGTGTTGGTTGAAAAGCCATTGGAGTTGGGATAGGTTTTTGGCATTTAAAGACGCTATGCTTGCAGGTAGAAGATATTTTACCTGTGGTTTTCCTTATCAATTAGGGGTAAAGCATGGAATAATTGACAGACAAAGAATAATAGACGAAATAAGCGAAAGCGACTTTGATCCGCTTTCTTTCCAAGTTGAGATGGAGACAATACCTTTTGGTGAGTCTGAAAAAGCATATTTTAAATTTGATGATTTGAATAAGTGCAGAAACATAACTAAACCATTGATACCATTGTCTAATTCTGATTATATTCAATTTAAAGGAGACTTAAAGAAAAATAAATTTTATAAACCCAAACATAAGAATGAGTTTAGATTATTAAGTGTTGACTGTGCTTTTATGGGCGGTCGTGAAAATGACCAAACTGTTTTTACATTTATTAGGTGTATTCCAAATAATGATGAATACATAAAATCAGTTGAATATATAGAGACAATGGAAGGTCAGCATACAAGCGTTCAAGCGTTACGTCTTAAACAATTATTCTATGATTTAGAATGTGATATAGTTGTAATGGATACTAATGGTAATGCTATAGGTATTTATGATGAATGTACCAAAGTTACGTTTGATAATACACGTGGTATAGAATATCCTGCATTTACAGCATTTAATGATGAAAAAATGCAAGATAGAGCATACGATAAAGATGCTTTACCAGTAATATATTCTATAAAAGTTACTGGTGCTAATGCCACGCAAACAAACCACGAAATGGCTATATATACTAAAACTCAATTTGAGAAACGTAAAATAAAATTGTTGGTTAATGAAATTGAAGGTCGTGAATATATTCTTGACAATCAACAATCTTTAAAATTAGATGATACTGATATTGCAAGATTAAACGCTTGCTATTTCCAAACAACAAGACTAATTACTGAAATGATTAATCTTGAAATGGAAGTACGTAGTGGCTTTATAAAATTGACCGAACCAGCAGGACATAGAAAGGATAGATACAGCAGTTTAGCGTATGGTTTGTATTATATAAAACANAAAGAAATGGAATTAAGAGTAAAAGAAGATAAAAGTAATACTCTTGATATACTACTTCAATATAGTTATATTGGATAAGGAAAGGTGGTGAAACAGTGCCACGACAAAAAAGTGTTCAAAATCAGGATAATATTCAGAATGATTTTAATTATGCATTAGAATTTGCAAAAGGTCTTACGCAGGTAAATTCTTATTTATTCAATCCTTTACTTGCAAATGTTTATCTTAAAAATATAAATATGCAACCTGCTGGTCAAACTAGAGAACATATAAAACAAATTATTTCCAATCCTAGAGAGTATGAGCAAGCATTAAGAAGATTATCACAATATTTATATAATACTCAACTTACATATAAACGAATGATACATTATTTATCAGATATATTAACATTTGATTGGTTTCCAATCCCCATTAATGCTACTGAAG